GAACAAACTCCATCAAGATCTGTGTGCGTAATAACTTGTATTTTTTGATTATTCATTGTCAAGCAAACTATTTAGCGCTCTGTCAGCATTTTTTATACTGTCTTCTGTAGAATTAGCATCTGACTCAAAATAATCTGAATTAGTTTCTTTAAGAGTGAGCGTGTTGTAATTACATTTAAATGCAGCACTTCCAAAGTTGGGACCAAAGCGATTCTTTTGCATACCCATATTAATAACTCCGAGCTCTCTTGACTCTTCATCTTGCCACAAAGAACAAATCACATCACAAGTTGCAGCTAAACCAATTGAGTTTTTAGTTAAAACACCATTACAATAAAACAAACTATCCCCAGTAACCGAAATGTCTATTGTCTCCCTTTCTCCAATATATTCTATTTCAACTATTTCATCATTGTAGCAAATTAAACTGTCACTAATTTTTGTTTTTTCCTCTTGTTCTTCGAAAAGCTTAGTAACTACCTCCATATACTTCTCATCGGAAGTTTCTCTGTCGGTCATTCCCAGAAGTTTCATGAATTCAACTCGTTTCGAGATGAAGTTTAATATATTTTGGTTCATTTTAAAATTAATTTTTTTAGATAGCTGACGTCTGGTAGATTATCTGACCAAACATAGATAATGTCAAACCCTATTTTGGATGCAACACATTTTTTGTTTTTATCTCGTTCACGTGAATCTTCGTATTTCACCATTGGATTTTTCCATTCTTCTTTATTTCTAGCGTGCCAAAAGGGATCATTGTATTCTATTATTATTTTTTTTGACTTTATAACAAAATCAAAAGCGTAGTTTTTGTTTGTTTCTTTATCAAATGTAGTAAATTCTCTTTTATTTCCAATACCCCAAATTATATCTTCTTTGGAAATTCCGTTTTTTCTTAATGCTTTATATAAAGGTTTAAAGTATTTTATTGAAGCTTTTGACACGTAACCATTTAATACAATCGAACCGTATTTTTCAATTTTTGTGTCTCTTTGTTTTTTATAACACTTTTGATGTTTTTCTTTACCAACTTTTTCTCCATGTCTTTCAATAAAACTTTCTAACGTATGTGATGGAGGTACATATTTTTTAATCTGTTTTGTTGCTTCCTCAATAGAATAACCTTTTTGAATCCAATAGTCTAAAGCTCTTCTTTTTTGTTTTGTTTCGGATACGTTTTGATATTTTTTTCTTTTTTTGTCTAAATCTTCAGAAAGAGCTACTAATGAGGCAGCAGTACCTTTTTTGCTTAATTCTGCATAATGTTCTTTTTTTTGTTTTTCTGCTTCTTCTAACGTCAACCCTTTGTTGAGCCAAAATTCGATTTTGCCAAAAGAAATTTTAGTTTTAGCTTTGTCTTTTAATAAATTAGAAAACGTGGTGCCTGATCCTTCTCCGTACCTTATATCCAATTGCCTCGGCCTTAAAGTGTTAATGTTGTGATATTCTTTAACCAGGTTTTTAAAAACTAATTTGTCAACATTTGAATTAGTTTCAAATAAATTATGTAATAGTTTTAATCTGTTTTGGAATTTAGATTGTGTTAAAGGATACAAATTGAATTCCAAACAATACCATTCAAATAGATCATTTAAATAAAAGAATTTTTTGCCCCATCTTTTGAAAAAAAGCTCAAAATCTTTTTTATCGTCGCATTTAATATAGTTTCTTTTTTGCATACTATACTATTTAATCTATCCCCTACTCGAATTCCCTCGACTATAGATATTCTTCCTCTATTTGTTGGAAATTTGTGCTTGTCACTTACAATAATCTCCTTGCCAGTTTTAAGCTTAATTCTATAGCAAGGTTTAATTTTTTTGTGATGAACTTGCGTTACGGTTTTAAATCCATCATTAGCTGTCACTTGATCTCCAAATTCAATATCTCCTATTCTTTTTTGTGTTCCGTCTCTTAGAGTTACAATCTGATTTACCTCAATGCACTCGGATATACCCTCCATGCCAGGAGATGCTGTATTAAAACTACCGCGATTTAACTGAGTTGCTGAAACAATAGGAATGTTATATTTAAACGATAGTGCTCTTAGGTGTTCTGCTATCTCCTTAACAGATTCATATGAATTGAGATTCTTTGCTATCGGATGAATCAAATTAATATAATCAATAACAACAATATCGGGAGTAAATCCCTTGTGCTTGAGCTTTGTAATAAATGAATCAATATGACGAACTGTTACTGTTTTTGGAGGATATTCTTTTACAATCAATTTGCTGTTAAGCTTTTTCTTTATGTGCAAAATCTGCTCCTTCAGTTCTCCTGTAAAAGTTTTAAGGTCTCCGTGAGGAATCTGGGTAAGTTGGGTACTGATCCGTTTCGAATACATAAACTCAGACATTTCCAAAGTAATCAGCAATACGTTTTTGTCAGCCAACAACATGTTTGTAGCTATGTTTCCAAGAACAATAGATTTACCGACATTTACCTGGCCAGCAAATACAGTAAGTGTTTTCGGAAACAGACCACCTTCCGTCTTTTCATCAAAAAATTTCCAGCCTGTAGGAACTGGATTATATGTGGTTGTTAAATCTTTAATGTGTTTATCTACATCGTCAAAGTACCAATGACCAAGATTTTCTTTTAATGTGATATTGTAAGCTTTTTCAAAATCTACAAGTACCTCTTCAATAGAAACAGTTTGATCTGAAAACTTCTCTGCTACATTAAGAATAGTCTTGTATACAAACCGTTCTTTTAAAAACTTCTCTGTATTTTGAATCAATTCGTCCTTATTAAAAGGTCCTTCAAGCTGAGCTAATTTAGGCTTAACGTCAGCCAAAGCCTTTTTATCTTCTTCAGAAGTTAAACGAGCTTTGATCTCCGTAACAGTCGGAACCGTTCCGCGTTCCGTAAAGAACTTGCTTATCCCATCAATGACCCTTCCTATGCTTTTATCATTAAAGAATGAAGGCTCAACGTAACTGATTATAGAGCTCAGATACTCTTGATCCGTAAGAGCATTAAACAATAAAATGCTCTCAAAAAAATCTAGATCTAACTTCGTCGAAGGTTGTGCTTTAATCATTCAGAAACATCTTCGCCTGCTTCTTCGTCAATATCAACTGTCTGTTCCCCTGTTTCGTTTTTAAAACAAAGCTCTGTTTGCAACTTGGCTTCAAGAATTGGTAAGATTTGGTTCCAGATTTTTTCGTCTTCTTTCCAATCCTTAAAAAATCCCAAAGATTCTCCGTTAAATGAATGACGATGTCCGTTTTTCTCAATCACTCCGTATCCTTCAGCCATTTCAAGAAGTCCTGAATATTTGTTCAAACCGGTTCTAAAATTAAGATACATTTCAATTTCCAAAAACGGAGTCACAAAACGATTTTTAGTAGTAAGAGCTCTCATCGTAACACCATTAATTCCTTTTGAAATGAAAGTAGATTCTGTATTAGAGTCTTTGTTTTTACTATCTTCTGTTCGCTCTGTCTTCTTTGCCATTTGAACAATAACAGATGACATATAAAGAGGACCCGAACCTCCAGCTTGCTTCTTAATTGCTGTTGGATGGAGTTGTGAAGGATCATCGTAAATGTGGTTAGTAAACACGACAGGACAATTCGCTTTTGCAGCTGCATGGGTTACAGCGCGCATTAGACTCTTGAGTTGTTTACTTCGATTACCCATATCAAGCGTCTCTGAACCCTCTTCAATCTTTTTCTTTTCTTGAGCAGTAATTAAATTACCAAGGGAATCAATAACAATTAAAACTTTACCCTGCAGTTTATTTTCGACAATTGTGTTTAAAAATTGTACAATTTCGTTACGACACTGTTCCGTAATTTCTGAAGGAACGTGTTTAATTTTAGCCGTATTACATCCAAGACGCTTAGCTGTCGCTTCATCCAAAGCACCTTCAGTATCAAAATAAGCTACATACATACCTTTTTTTTGAGCGTTGGCCATAATTTTATTAGCCATTAAAGTCTTTCCACAAGACTCAGGACCAACAAAAGCTGTCAAACGCCCCATCGGAATGCCTCCATAAAGCGAACCGGAAATAATTGCATTTAAGGCATATGAACCCGTATCAATCCATTCACTTACTGTAGAAAGACTGTTTCCATCCAAAAATGCTGCATTAGAATTAAGTTTATCAAGCAACTTAAATGCATCCTGAATTGATCCGGAATTTGTGTCTTCTGTTTCTTCGTTTGTTTTTTTAGGTTTAGCCATGGAATTACTATCTGCTCTTTTTATTATTTTTCAACAAAAAAAAGGAGGTCCGAAGACCTCCTTTAATGTTAACAGTTGACTCTTAATTGTTACTCTTCATCAAATAATTTCACCACTTTTGGTTCTCCTTGAGGAGCAACCGCTGCTGGTTGAAACATTTGTTCATATTGTCCAGTAAATTGGACAGCAAACGGAATTGATTCAGCAGTTGTAATATTTGCTTTCTTAAAGTTCCAAACCGTTGGTTGGTTTTTATCAGCTTGAAATTCTTTAAAAAACAAAGGAAGAATTTGAAGCTGAAGTTGGCTCGTTTGAGGATTAGCTTGGATATGCACCAAGGCAGGATTTTCGACGGACAACACAGCGTCATCCTGGCTTGCAATTTTTCCAATAATTGTTCTTCCGATGTTATCAAGGAAGACCGTTAGTTCTTTGTTTGTGTTACTCATAATTTTTTCTTCTTTTTTACTTTAGCTGATGTTTTAGTTAATTCAACAATTTGTCCGATATATTGTAGAATTTTTTCTCCTTTTTGTGTAAGAAGTACTCTATCGTCTGAAGCAATAAACACAATGTCATATACTTCCAACATATACAAAAAATCTCCAAGCAGATCGTTATCTAAAAACTCGTCCAGATAGTTATCATCGTCTACAATACTCCGTAAGGTATAATATAACTCCTCATAGCTTAAAGCCTGCAAAAGTTGTTCAGCAGCATACATTAACGTATTTAGTTCATTCCAAACATTTCGAATAGGTCAGTTTGAACCTCTTTTCCTATTTCAGGTAAAGCCCATCCAATCGCTTCATATAAGCGTTCGGTCGGCTGAGTAACGAGCTTAGAAAACATCTTATCCCAATCCACCTTAATCCCAAACTCTTCAGGTAGTATTGTAATGTAAGCAATCGCATCCAAACCGTATTTATTTTTAGCACAATAAATCTTTTTTACTTTTTGTGCGGATTGAATCGATTCAAACTTATCATCAAGCTTGAGTTCTTTAAGCAAAATGTTATATGCAATTGCCCCTTTAACATGAGAAGGAGTGCCCTTCTTGTATTTATATAGCGAAGCTCCTTCTGCGTATTTTTCCAAATTGTTAATAGAAGTGCGCGAAGCAATATCGTTTGGATCAAGTTTTCGAAAATCATCGTAGCTTGTTCTATATGCTTCATTAGACTGTTTGATGTCCTCTGTAAGCAAAGACGTCTTAATGATGTTCTCAATAAATTTCTTGACCTTTTTAGGAGTTGTTGAGCGAACTAACTCAATTCCTGTATACTTAAATTTGTCTACAGCTACACCTTCGTCATCAAGGACATGAAGAATATAACGCTTCTTTTGCAAGAAAATTCCAACGTCTGAAATTACTTCTCTTTTAAAAACGTACCGAGGATCAATTGAAAATAACTCCTCGCGAGCCCAATTCAAAATTTCTTTATTAACATACGCGTCCAACTTATCAACGATCACATGAACGTCTTTGTTAATCTTTCCTTCAACAACTAATAAAATATTTTGATTTTTTAATACAGAATCTATAGATACGTACACAGAATCTGTATCGCCATATTTGGTAATTGACTCATTTACTCCATAATGTTCCTTGACATAATCATCTAGAATATTACCACCAGCTTTTGCTACACTTTGGCCAGTCATAGTAATAGACATAGCATTATCAATATCCATCAAAGAAGAATGTTTATTAGCAAACGTACCATAAATTGAATTAAGGAGGATTTTATATGTATACTGCAGCGTATCAAAGTATGTCAATTTGAGTAAAGACTCTTTATCTTTCTTGCCTGTTTTTTTCAACTTTGACAGCTGTGCTTTTGTTTCTACGCGTTCTTTATAAATTTCATCAATCAAATTAGGAATAACACCTTTTGATTTTTGTGAATACATTATTCCGGCCTTAGATAAAGATACTTTTTCTTTTATTAAAAATTGTTTAAACTTTTCTGTACTCAATGTATGTAACTTCCCGTTCATTAACCGGATTGTTACTTCTGGTGTTACGCCGAACTCTCCGTCAACAACCTTACCGAGCTTTGTTTCTGGTGAAATATTTAAAGTAATAATCGTATTAGGATAGAGCGAATTGACGTCAAAACTCACAATTGCTTTTTGTATACCCTTTTCGGGATCTCTAACAAAACCCCCTTCATAAGATTCTCTTTCTTGCTTATTAGGAAAAGTTGGAATAATAAACCCTTGCTTTGACGCTTGAATCGAAACAGCTCCTGTAACAATAGCAACCTTACCCAACGCAGCTTCAAAGTTAGTACAACCTTTGTATGACAACATTCTAGCAATCTCAAGAAACTTAAGCTTTTCCTCGAGCTTAACCAATAGGTGTACGTCCTGTATATTATAGTCTACAAACAGCTTCCAATCTGTTTGAGCTAATTCTCCGAGACTTACTGCATTATGAGCAATCTTACCTTCTCCAAGCTCTAGTTCAGAAATATAATTTAAACTAAATGATTCCTTTTCTCCAGGGGAAAACGTTTTGTATAAATCCATGTAATCAATCAATGAAATTCCGCCCATCGACCAAAGAGTTACTTCTTTACCCATGTTTGTGAATACCTTTCTTCCTCTCACGTTACCAACAGGGGAAAGTTGTTTTACAAAATCCTCACCAAAAATTTTTATAAACCGATTAATAATATAAGGAAAATCGAACCCAGAAGAATTCCAACCAGAAGCAATATCAGGATAATCACTCTTCCAAAAATCTACAAATTGGAGAATTAGCTCCCGTTCGTCCTTACAACGATGGTAAATGCAATTAGGAAGCGTTGGAGTATAACTCTCTCTTAACCCCCAAGTATGAGTAGACTTTGTAAGTGTATCATAAATGGTAATAAGATTAATAGGAACAGCAGCTCTTTCAGGTACAGGAAATTCCCCACTCACTTCAACCTCAATGTCTAACAAAAATATTTTTAAAGGAAACTGCGAAAAGCTCGGATCATTATTTTGATCCTTGTACATATCAATTAGAAATTGCTGCTCAGGAGCTAAATTATGAAATAATCTTTCGTTTGATGTATTGGTAACAAACTTTCTTCGATCAATGCTATTCCTAAACGACTTCTTGACTAAAGAGGTTTTAAATATGGATACAGCGTCAGCAGATCCTTCTTTCTCTAAAAATAAATAAGGTTTGAAAGGAATCTCAGTATCGATTCGTGTTCCTTCACCAGACCAAGTACGAAGGAACACTGACTCATTAAATGGATTATATGTAGCTGCTCTATACATTGCCTATATTATCGTATAGGTCACAAGACAAATCAAGCTAAAAATTTGCGATCTTTTGAACCAAATGGCGTAAAATACACTTCATGGTGTTTCATTAAATTTTTTTCATCGTCTAGCCAAAATTTCTCAGCATGTGTTCGTGCTTTTTTACATTGTTCTGCATAAACGCTTTGATTTTTTAGTGTCGTTTTTAAACAATCAATAAATTCATCTCCTGTTTTATATTTTAAAAAAGCGTCTTTGTATGTAACCATATCAGGACAAACGCAAGGAAGACCAATTGCTCCTGCTTCGATGAGCTTGATGTTTGATTTGCAGCGATTGAAGTTATTATCTTGAAGAGCTGCAAACGTTATTTGAGCTCCAGATTTAGCCATTGCTTCAGGAAAATCAGGAAGTTGTACCCAAGGAAAGAATTTAATCTGACCGTTGTCAATAAACGGTTTAAGAGTCATCGGAAACGAACCGTAAAAGTGCCAATTAAAATCAGTTCTTGTTCTAATAATGTGTTGAACTACGTGAGCAAAGTCATCCTGTTGATTTACTCTATTAGCTACATCACAATGAGTTCCAGATGCAAAAATAGCAACTATGGGCTTCTTTTTGTTTTTGTCGTATTTTTTAATCAAATCCCCAAGATTATAATACCGATCAAACCACCATTTCATCAAGTAATTTGGCAAAGCTGTTACATTTTTGTTGCCAGATTTTTCGATCATGTAGTCTCTAAAATATTCACTAGTGACCACAATCTCATCCATCATTGATAAAATTTCTTTAATGGAATTTTGAATTTCTGGCGAAGTAAATGCATCTCTGTTCCTATTATACATGGGAATGTCTTCAGCAAAAACTACGTCATCTACTTCATAAATTAATTTAAGTGGTTTTTGTTTGGAAACTTCTTTGAGCATCTTAATAAATTGCAACTGATGAGGCGTTGCTTGACGTTGAAGTTTAACTGCTTCAACCGTGCTGTAAAATTTAGGATCTAAAATCATCGCGGTCGATTCGACAATGACTGACTTTTGATACAGGTTGAGTAAAAAGTTTGGAGCCATGCAACGATAATATCCACAGCCACCATAATCTGCTAGATAGTTAATGGCTCGTTTGAGTCCTTCACCAGGAACTTCAGGAGCAGGAAGCGGAGCTGCTCCTTGTGGAGCACGAGCAACAAACGTTTGTTGAGGGATTCCGAAAGGCAAACCCATAGGAGCACCAGGAAGATTTTTTAGTCCAAGTTGAACGGTTGTAATCATAATTTTATTTAAAAAGTTTTTGAATTTTATCTAGCAAGAAACAGTTGAAATGCCGTTTCGTTTTATCACGTGAATTGTGTGCTCTGCTTTTGTTGTAACTTCGGGTCCTCTGTGAGTAATAATATAGCAAGACTCGTTGTTTTCGTTAAATCTCTCTCTTAATACTTTTAGTGTCAATGATACTCCTTTATCATCTAAAGAAGAATCTAAAAGTTCATCATAAAAAACAGTACTAAAATTTACATCACCTTGCAATCTGCGAATATCAGCAAAAGCAAATAAACAAGCAAGATCAATACGCTTGCGTTCTCCGCCAGAAAAGTTAAAATAAGATTTTGGTTGAGAGCTTTCGTCAATTATTTCTTCATCAAAAAACTCATTAAATTGACACAAACAATTTGCTTCAAGTTTTTTAAGATAAAAGGCCAGTCTTGAATTAAGAACCTTAAGAATTTTTTTGACAATAAACGATTTAATACCTTCTTCAGAAATAACAAACTTTACTGTTTCTAATACGTTTAAATCGTTGTTTAATTTATCTACTCTTTGTTGACAATCCTCAGCAAATGTTTTAAGTGTCGTAATTTTGCCTTTAAGCTCGTTATTTTGTTCTTGTTTAACAATTTTAATTTCTTCTTCGACGTCTCTCAGGTTTGTTTTTAAATGATTAATGCTTAGTTCAAAACTTTTGTTGTCGTTATTAATTTGTTTAATTTCATTTACATTCTCTACACAAATTTTCTTAGTAGATTTGAAATCAAAAATCTTGTTTTCCGTTTCTTGTAAAGAAGTTTTAATTTTGCGTTCAGCTTCAGCAAATTTCTCAATGTCCAAATTATGTGTTGCAATTAATTTAGAAACATGCTCAATGTGATCGTCTGAATATTCTCTGGAGCATGTTGGACATTGATCTTTATTCGTTTGTAGCTGTTTAATTTGTTTTGATAAAGAATTAGATTCAGCTTGAATTATGTTAATTTTAGACTGGAGTTTAGTTTTTTTTTCGTTAAAACATTCCAACTGCTGGTCACAAAGTTCGATTTTTTTCTCATCTGCTTGAATATATAAAGTGTCAGATTTAACAATTTTTGACTCAAGATTTTGAATATCAGACGTTAGTGTGCTTTTCTTCTCGTTTAATTTATTGATTCGATCTATTTTAATATTTTCGTAATTGTCAAATTGAGTTTGATTAAAAGTTAATTCATTCTGAGTTTGTTCAAATTTAGTATAAGCAACCTCATAATCTTTTTTAGCAATACTGTGATCATCTCTTGCTTTTAACACCATTTGTGTAAAAACTTCCAATCCAAGTACACTCTCAATAAACTTTCTTCTATCAGTTTTTGGCAAAGCCATAAAGGGCAATGCAGTATTAACCGACATAATAACAGAATTTTGAAATACTGTTGAAGGAGTGTGAATTATTTCTTGAATTAAAGCATTTGTTTTAGCAAGAGTGGATCTGGTGACATCCTGACTGTTTTTGAGAAGTAAACACTTTGTTGGATTAAGCATCCGAACAATTTTATATGTATCAATAATATTGTTTGAAGCTACATCAAACTCCAAAGACACTTCACATCGTTTTTTGGTTGAGCTGTTTTGTATGTGATCTTTCGATATCTCTCTAAGAGTCGTGCCATACAAAGAATAATAAAGCAATTCAGT